CAACTGAGCCGTTATCTAGTTTCGGTGAATCGATTCAAGGCATTACGCCTTATGATAAATATAGAGGGCAAGCGGTTGAACTCATTAAGAACAGAGGATTCCATTTTGACCACCAAGTCGATGAAAGCTGCGGGAAGTGGCTTGCGGGTAAAGACATCACACGCTATCGACATTATTGGAGTGGTGAATGGCTAAGGTATGGTTCCTGGTTAGCAGCACCTCGTGACCCCCGTTTCTTTGAAGGCTCTCGACTCTTGTTTCGTGAAGTGCCTGGGAAAGGCAAACAAATACAAGCAACATTAGTGGAAGAGACTTTTTACCATGGACACAGCATTACTCCATTCAAACTCCATACGAACAACCAAATTGATGCCCGATACCTGCTGGGTTTAGCTAATTCGAAATTGATCAGTTGGTATGGTGGACTGATGTTGCCAAATTTCGGCAAAGATATTTTCCCAAAAATGAACCCGCAGGATGTAAAAGCCCTTACTATCCGCACCATCGACTTCACCAACCCCACCGACAAAGCCGCCCACGACCGGATGGTGCAGCTGGTCGAGCAGATGCTCTCCCTCCAAAAGCAGCTCCCCGAAGCCAGAACCGGCCACGACCAGACCCACCTCCAGCGCCAGATAGAAGCCACCGACCGGCAGATCGACAAGCTGGTGTATGAGCTGTACGGGTTGACGGAAGAGGAGATTGCTGTGGTGGAGGGAAAATCATGACAAGCGAAAACAACGAAATCATCCTTTACACCTCGCCGGAAGGGAAGAAGAAGATTGAAGTCGTTTTCCAGGATGAAAATTTCTGGCTGACGCAAAAAGCAATGGCAGAGCTTTTTGGAGTGCAACGTCCTGCAATAACAAAACATCTCAAGAACATCATTGACACCGGAGAGTTGACTGAAGATTCAGTTAGTTCCATTTTGGAACATACTGCCCATGATGGAAAAACTTATGCGACAAAGTACTACAGCCTCGACGCCATCATTGCCGTTGGCTACCGCGTCAACAGCTATCAGGCAACCCAGTTCCGCATCTGGGCAACCCAAACCTTGAAAGAGTTTATCATCAAGGGCTTCGTCCTCGACGATGAGCGCCTGAAACAGGGTAAACACTTCGGCAAGGATTATTTTGATGAACTGCTGGAGCGCATCCGCGAAATCCGCGCCAGCGAGCGGCGCTTCTACCAGAAGATCACCGATATTTATGCACTATCCGCCGATTACGACAAAGATTCGCCCCAAACCAAGGATTTTTTTGCTACGGTGCAAAACAAGTTTCATTGGGCCATTACCGGCAAAACCGCCGCTGAAATCATCTATGCTTCTGCGGATGCGACCAGGCTCTATATGGGCTTGACCAGCTGGAAGCAGGCACCCGAAGGCAAGATACTGAAGTCGGATGTTACCGTCGCCAAGAAC